CCAGCCCCCACCCCAGCACCTACCGTTAGACCGACAGCACCGCCAGCGCCCACCGCTACGGTGATTAACAACGGTAGATCACGATACGACACACCCGCAGGTGCCAACCATCGAAAGGGCACCACGTTGGCCGCCATTTTGGCCGACCCTACCCAAGGGGGCACATATCAAGTACTAAAAGGACAGCGTGTCCGCCATTCAGACTACGTTCGCCCAGGTGTTATACATGGTGATGTCATTGACGTCGCCGGCGACGGTTTCTGCGGTCGACATACGATGGAGTACTATGGTGTCAAGAATTTTTCCTCCGTACCCAAACAGTTTCATGCAAAAGGCTGGTACACACAGGAGGTTATGGTTAACATTGCGTGGGGCAATCGTTACGGGTTAATGTTACATCGCGAGGGCACTCCAGTTGAGTACTACCCTTGTCCCCACAGACCAAATGGCCAGGTGCTTAATGTCGACCTGGTAGGCACAAACGACAACGGGCATTGGCAACCAATTATTTGTGAATGCGACCACTCCATGCACATAAATGACGACATAGGCGACTATGGTTCGTACGCATGGAAGTACCCCATTCTATATGTTAATTGTGCCAATGCCAATTTGGGTGACGGCGCCGGTCAAGCACTATCCTTTAGGAAGCGCTTCCAAAATTACGATGCAAAAGTTAACAAGCCGCTCAAGCGTGCAGTTACATTCATCCAAGCACCCGACCCAAAACATCCCAAAAACCAGCTGGCCCATTTGGCACTTGCTGTTGCGCATAACAACACTGTTGATAACGACATAAAGAAGTCACACATCAGATTTGAGGAGATCTGTCGTGAGATATCTGACTACGCCAACAAGCATAATTTGCCAGTTTTAATGCCGTTGATCGGCACAGCATTGTACGGCGGCCACATGTGCTGCTTAAAGAAGTACGTTAAGCGGATGACGTGCCAAGTCCGCATGCAGTTCTTTACCAAAAATAGCCGGACTGCCTTTTATCAAACCCCGGATTGCACACACGCCGGGTATAAGGAGTTGTACGAGACCCACATTCCCAATTACGGGTGGTACGACAAGACCAATGATAACACCATTAGCAAGGATTACGCCAAGATAGTTGTGACCCAAGAGAAGGAGCATATGAAGCATAAATTCGATGACCTGCATAAATTCTGCCTCGACCATTTGGAGGGCATTAAAGTCGTCAAATATGTTGAATACGCTGCAGCTCCTGGCAGATTCGCAAGCAGATATCGTAACAAACATCTGCCACCTGGTGCTAATTTTGACGAACATTATTTCCGCTGCCATTATGCCAAAGGTTGGAGTTATCCCATGACACACGTGGATGCCAACTTCGGTTACAGCAACGTCACAGAATTCATAAAACGCCTAATGTCACTTTCTGGTGCAGGCTCGCACAAATATGATGTATTCCTAGACGATTGCCCATGCGACAAAAACACCATTAAAGATAAGGTCGCAGTTTTAGCAGCAATTAAACATTGGTTTAAAATTTATATTTACAAAGTCATGTACGACAGAGACCTCCGCGGCATGATTGATTCAATTCTTGAAGAGTTTACTCGACAAGGACGTACCGGTACAATGAAAATCATACACAATGATGCATCCAATATCACTAGTGGTGAACAATATTTCGCCATATTGGCCAGATGGCACATTGATGAGACCGGCAACGTTTTTACTATTAAAAACGCGGAGGCATTAAAGGAAGACGCTCGAAAGACCGCACAATTAAAAGACGACGAACTCGCACTAGAACAAGC